ATGAGTATGCTAGATAAAAAGACACTTGAGGCACTAAAAGAGAAGATGCCAACCAGCTATGAAAGCACGGTACAGAAGCGATACGAAGAATTAAATGGAAAAACAGTTTCCATCAGGACCGTTAGAAGATTCTTCGCTGGCGATACCTACACAACCAATATGCATAAAGCGGTGGTCGACGTGATAAGAGAAAAAGAAAGCTTGATGCTTGAAACTTTAGATCAGGTAACAAATGGATAATTCAATAGCGTTAATGCGCCAACCAATTACACAGGATCTTCCGGGCGGCGTTTTGGGTACTGATATAGAAATATTCACCACCGGCGATAAGGTGTTTGCAATTATTAATGGCTGCACGGTAGAATTTTCTCTTTGGCCAGAAAGTTTAGTAAATCTTTTACACGAAGATTTGGCTGTCAACCCGAAAGCAATTCAGGCGCTAATATCACTGGGAATAGATGCGGAAGCTGAAATGCTTTGGCAGTACGCCAGGTGCAGGTTCGGTTCTTTCGATGGCCGGCCAGACCTGCAAGATGGAAAGTTTCTCTATACAGAATACTGGAATTGTGGCATTCGTGGAAACTGCCCGGTAGAAGGGAAGTTGTGCTGCTCTATGAAAATGCCTGGAGGAATTATCACACCCAGAGAGATACAGGTATGGCGATTAATTGGGAAAGGCTTCCTGGATAAGGAAATCGCGGATAAGCTCGGCATATCAGTACTTACGGTACCGCAATATGTGCGCAGCTTGTGCAGCAAATGCCAGGTGCGTAACCGGGCCGACCTGGTGCGTTTAGCCGTGAAATACAATATAAGCTAAGGCTTTTTGAAGATAGTACACAATCGTTCTTTTTAACACAATCGTTCTTTATACAATCACGCTAACTCCTGGCGACTCGAATAAAAAGGAGAAAAAGCAGTCCGGATAAACCAACAGGGTAAATCACTGAAAGTTTTGGGCCGGACTGTTTTTAAATTAATTATTAACCCCAAAAATTAAATGTATGGCATTTTCAAAACGAGCAAAAGAAGACGCATGGCAGGAATTGAATTCCATTTTCCCTGAAGCAAAAATTACCTTAATTAAAGAAGATCAGGAAGGCGGAGCGGAAGCTATCAAAGTAATCACTCAGGAGATCGATAGAGCGGAATTTCAAGCCTTAGCAAAATTCGTAAATGAAGTTCCCAATTTCTTTTACATAAAGCGGTCGGCGGTAGGAACAGGCTTAACAATAATATTTTCTTAACCCTGTGTTTATGATCACCATCAACACTGCAGAATTCAGGGACGGTCTTTATATCCGGTTTAATATCCCTCAGAACGGCAAGGTCGTTCACGAATTCGCAACCGCTAAAAACATTAGCGAAGCAAAAAAAATGATGTATTTCCGCAATCGGAATTTCATCTATCAGAAAATAATTAATTGGCTACGTCAGCGGGAGCACGCCTTAGTGCCCTTTAGTAAAGCGGTTGATTATGCCCATAAATTAACAACCATTCACGAGCTTATTATCAAATTAGAATACCAGGAGAAAACCTCATTCTGGAATATTTGCTCTTTCATCGCACGTCACTCCACTGACCTGAAATACATAGCGCCTGCAGAGAAAAGTTCGCACTATAAAAATTACTCCAGGTCCATCATTCCAATTATCAATTTCTGTATTGAGATGAAAGGCACCGAAGAATAGCTAATCTATAATCAATTTTTAAACGCTAAAAACAATGGATTCTTTAAACACAACAGCTCTTTTAGTAACGTCCGGCCTCGCTTGGATTTTCATCATTTACATAATCCGGGCGGCTTATAAGTCTCATCAAAAACGAAAAGACAAGCGCGAACACGAAGTATACAAATCGAATTGCGCAATAATTAAAAGGCACTGGTAATTACCAGTGTCCTTTATCCAGTGTCCATCAATCAGCTATTTGGTATCTCAATTTTTTACACTCCAACAATACAACAATGCCCGAAATTCAAAAAGAAATTTATATCAAAGTAACTCCGGAACAATTTCTTCAGGCCTGCTCAGACAACGAGCTTCGAGAGGTCGATTTATTAATTCAATCGCCGCGCTTCGCAAAACGGTTAGACAATAATTTAACAGAGATAAAGGGATCGTAAAATCAGAAACACATGCAATTTGTCGATCCAAAAGAACTACTTAACGCAACAAATGGCGGGCTTGATATTATTCTCGACCTATATCCTCATGCCCGCACTTGTGTTGATTTCCCTAACAGAAAATTTAAGTTACGCAGCACAGAAAAAACAGCTTCTGCAGGACTAAAAAAACTCGCAGCCGATAACAATTGGGTTGTTACAGATTTTGGCGGGGATAATCAGCCGCGTAACGGCATACAATGCTATCAGAACGAGACCGGTAAAAGCTGGGTCGATTCCCTGCAAGACCTCGCTCTTAAGTACAACGTGCTTACAGAAGAGCAAAAGAAAGAGTTACTAAAGCCCGAATATTCATCCCGCGATGCTAATCCGGACGAAGAAAACGGTGTTTGGGATTTTAATATTCGTGAACAAGGCGAAATCTGGACTGATAGCGAAATAGAAACTATCTTCAGTAAATACACTTTACAGTACACCGGCTGGCACAAAGAAGAAACTAAAAAAGAAGCGTATAATAAACTTGCCGGTATATTGAAAAAATACCGTTTTCATCCGGTAATCAGCTACACGGTAATCAGCAATCGTAAAGTTCACACGTTCGCTTCCACGCCCAATTACCCTATTCTACTAATCGACGAAGGCAAATTTAAAAAGCTATACCAGCCAAAGCACTGGGATGCCGGTAAGCGATTTACTTACCATGGCGATTACATTAAAGATTATATACACGGATTAGAGCAAGCTCAAAAAGAACGGGCACGCCTGGTAAAAGAAGCTGAAGATAAATTCGACCCTGAAGCTGCAGAACATACTAACGAGAAAAAAACCGAGCCTAAGCTTTCCGAAATCATTCTATGCACCGGCGGCTCAGATGCGCTCAATATGGCCGTATTTGGTTACTGGGTTATTTGGATGAATTCCGAAACGGCAAAGCTTTATAAAAATCAGTTTGAAGGTCTGGAAAAAATCGCCGATGAAATTTACCAGCTCCCTGATATCGACTTAACCGGCAAGCGCGAAGCGCATAAGTTAAGCATGCAGTATCTCACCATGAAAACAATAGATCTTCCGGAAGAACTATTGCAAACTAAGGACCGCCGGAACAAGCCGTGTAAGGATGTGCGTGATTTCCTTAACCGCTGGGATTTCTGGAAGCTCAAGGAATCTATTACCCAGGCTAAGCCCTATCAGTTTTGGAACAAAGTGCCAATTTGGGCGGGTAAAGGCGATAACAAATACATCGAGGGCTATCAATGGAAGTTCCGGAACGTTCGGGCCTTGAACTTTCTTTATAAAAACGGCTTCGCCCGATACCGCACAATCGGAAAAAAGAATTCGTACATGTATGTGCGTCTGGAGGGCAACACAGTGACTGAAGTGGAACCGAGCGATATAAAAGACTTTATAACGAGATTTCTTGAAAGTCGCGGCCTCGACGAAGAGCTGCGCGACTTTATGCTGAAAACAACCCAGCTTAACGATACCGCGCTCAGCAACCTCCCTTATATAGAAATTGACTTTAACGATTCGGATGCTGAATCTCAATTTCTGTTCTTTAAAAATAAAACCTGGCGAATAGACGGAAAAGGCATTGAAGAGTACAAGCTCGGAGAAGTGTCAAAGTACATTTGGGATGATGAAATAATCCCTCATCGTGTAGAAAAACACGATCCGTTTTTTAACATCACCAGGAACGATGATACCGGCGAATACGATATCGATATAAAAAACCAATCCTGTTCTTTCTTCAATTACCTGGTACAAACCAGCCGCGTGCACTGGCGCAAAGAGCTGGAGGAGGAAATGAAAGGCAAAAGCAAAGAGTACCAGGCGGCGTACGAGCTGAAGCACAAATTCGACATTGCCGGTCCTCATTTAACCAAAGACGAAATCCAGGAACAAAAGGAGCATTTAATCAATAAAATATTTGCAATTGGCTACCTCCTGCATCGCTTTAAGGACCGGTCTAAAACGTGGTTTGTTTTTGCGATGGATAATAAGTTCGACGAAGATAACGGCTCTTTTGGAGGTTCCGGAAAGTCGCTTACGTTTAATATAGCCATTACCCACGTTCTGCGTAAATGGTTCTACCTGGGAGGCCGTAATCCAAAGCTTACTGACAATCAGTTCCTGTACGACGGCCTGACGGAGCATCACCGGTACATCATGATCGATGATGCGGACGAGTATCTCAATTTTAAATTTTTCTTCGACGGTATCACCGGCAACCTTAAAGTCAACCCTAAGAATTCGCAACCCTACATGATTGACTTTAAGAAGCTCGGCAAGTTCGCTGCTACTTCTAATTTCAGGCCGCGCGACTTAGATCCTTCTACTGAGCGCCGCTTGCTGTATGCCGCTTACTCCGATTATTATCACAACCACGGCGAAACCGATGACTATCTGGAAACCCGTCGTGTAAGTGATGATTTTGGAAAGAATTTGTTCGACGATTTCGACGATAAAGAATGGCTTTTATTCTTCAATACCATGGCGCAATGTCTGCGCTTTTATTTGTCTGCAGACGAGAAAATAAACCCGCCCATGGACAGCGTTCGCCAGAGCAATCTTATCAGTGCCATTGGTCAGGACTTTCATTCCTGGGCAGATGTATTCTTTGCTCCGGACAACGGAACACTCGACCGCTGCGTGATTAAAGAATACGCCTTTGAAGATTTCCGGCGCCGGAAAAAATCGGTTTGGAAAATGAACCGGTTCACCAAATCTATGAAAGCCTGGTGCAAGCTTAACGGCTACACTTACGGTCCTAAAGAGCTAATCGACAAGAGCGGAAGAATCATCCGGAAAGCTCCGGATAGAAAAGTAGATAAAGAAGGCAACTGGACGATGCTCGATATCAAAGTTTCTACGGAAATGATGTACGTGCAAACCAAGCCGGAAATAATTGATAATGACGAATTACCATTTTAACAGCAACCAAATTTAAAAACAAGCAATATGAATCAATTAACAGATTTAGAAATCGAACCAATTGCACCAGGTGCAAAACTGGTTCACTTTAACGACCTCCAAAAGGACGATTTATTCCAATACATGGGCGGCGATCCGGAAGATTGGAATCATGTAACCGAGGTGAAGGAAGATGAAATAACCTACAGGGTGGGTACGTCTCATATCCCGGCTACGAATGATAAACTATTGAAAGACTTGCATGTGTGGGTGAAAGGGGGCGTAAGATGACTACAGGGATATTTATTGAAAATGAGGGTGACCAATTATTAGCCTCGATCGAAACTCATGACTGCGAACCATGTGTAGAAATCGTGATTCATGAAGCTGGTGAGGAAAGCGCCATGATTAGAATAACGAGCATAGATAAGTTTGACAAGTTCGTCGATAGGCTCAGAGACCTCTATTACGATATGCGACACATGTCCGAGTCGAATAGCGCTAACCAGGAGCAGGCTAAAGGCGATGATTTTATCGAAGGGAAGGAGGTGCAATCATGAGCTGCAACTGTATGACAGATCTTGAAGCAAAGATTGTTTCAGATCAACTAATGACTGATTTGGTAGTCGTTACCGCCGAGTTTGACAAAACATTCATTATTGGCAAGGATCAACTCGTTCAGCGTCCAATACTGGAGGTTGAATTGGTTTGCGAAGGCCGAAAGCGCTCGGTTCGCAGATCTGTAATTTATAGCTTTTGTCCCTTCTGTGGCAAGGCATATGATGCGCTTCCGGAATCACCATTTGATGAAAATAAGGAGGTGCAACCATGACAATCTTATACTACACAACCATAAGTCTCGAAACTATTTGCAAAAATGGTTCTGAGAAATACGGGGCAAACGCCTGTACTACCATAAGCGATAAGCCAGACGGCCTTTTCATGGCCGTTACCCAGCACGGTAAAACCAAGATAGATGCGCGTAAAAAACTTGTTAAGTTTCTAAAAAGCGACGGTAAAATAAAGCTTGTACCGGTGTTGGCTAAGAACGTGCAAGGGAAGCTAAAAAAGCATCTTAAAAGCAAAGGTTTCAGCACATCTATTAAAGCGGTTCCAATAGCACAACCGAACGCCGGCTGCCTTATTGTTGAGCTAAAAGGTTTGGACGAGCACTTGTTCTTTAAAGAACTCAAAAAAGTTTGTTGGCCTGGTGAACGGGTTTCGCCTGGTACGTATGTGGTGGATCCGGTGACTATTAAAATCGGGGAGGGAATGTCATGAAGCCCGGGGAGTTTGTTAAACGCTGGACTCCGGAGGAGGTTAATTTCCTTCGGACTCATAACGATTCGCTGACTTATCAGGAAATATCAGAAAAGCTGGGGCGCACCAGGAGTGCCGTTCAAACAAAAGCGCAGGAAATTGGCGTACGGAAATCAAAAGAGTTTATTAACCGGAAAGCGCAAATCTCTCAATTTAAACCTGGGCATGTTACAGTCGTAGTAGGGAGAATCTATGCGAATGCCTGGAAAGAACATGAATATCAGTACCTGATTGATAATTATGAGACGAAAACCTGCACAGAGATTGCTGAAGTATTGAATAGAACACCGGCAGCGGTTAAAACCGTTGCTGGTAAGGTTCTTAAGCTTAAAAAGAGTGATGAAGCAAAAAGGCTTATCGCAAAGCGTAGTAACGCCGGCCAATTTTCTGCAGGTCGTTTACCTATTAACACCCAGCACGATTTTGCCATTAGTACCAGGTCTACCCGAGGCGTTAAATCGAAATGGATTCGCATCGCTCTCAACAAATGGCAGCAGCTACATCATTATAATTGGTTAAAAGCCGGTAACGAAATACCTAAGGGGTTTTTGCTTCGGTTTAAAGATGGTAATCCCTTGAACTGCGAAGCTGAAAACTTGTACCTGGTTCAACGCGGGTGCCATTCGCACGATAATCGAGTTAAAAAGGTTAAGCTACGGCCAGCTAGAAGGGTATCTCCAAAACTGGAACAAGCAGCGCCTGCGCCTGCAAAAACACGTCCAGCTAAAAGGATAACTGCGAAAGCTAAACCAAAGGAAATTCTTAAACCAAGAGTAATTACTAAGGTATCAAGCCAAAAACCGGCAGCTAAAGCGAATGAAAGACAGGACTTCTTAAAACTCAAAAAAATAGAAGAAAAGCGCCAGGCCAGTAAAGCAAAAGAGCGTAACCGCATTCTTTTGGAGCAGGAAGAGAACCGGCGATACGCAACCAGGATAATTGACTACAGCCAACTGGTGCCTTTAAAAGTAAACGCCAAAACCACCATTTACATACGCCCCGATCAGGATCCGGAACAGGCGCGCCAAAAATGGATAAACAAATATTCTAACGTAAAGCATTAATCATGAAAGAACGCCCTATTATATACAGCACGCCTATGGTTCAGGCATTATTAGACGACAAGAAAACCATGACCAGGAGAATTTTTAAAGACGATCCTAAGCTTCAATTTGATGCTAATATAGACCTGTCTACATGGTTTAAAGAGCACTACGAGTACATTATGAGTTTTTGTACCTACGGGAAGCCAGGAGACGTTTTGTATGTTAGAGAGAGTTTTTCTTATTACGACGGTGTTGGTTTTAATTATAAGGCAGATTTTAAAGCGCCTGAATGTTTCAAATGGAAACCTTCCATCCACATGCCTAAAGCAGCAGCGCGCATTTGGTTGCAAATTACCGATGTACGCGTAGAGCGCTTACAGGAAATTTCCGAGCCGGATGCTAAAGCTGAAGGAGTTGAGCGCAAAGCAATGTCCGAGGTGTTTAAGTGCAGAACTTTATACAAATACAAGGATTATATTTTCACAAAGTCGGAACTGATCCCTGATGCCTTTAATTATTTGTCTCCAGTAAATTCATTCAAATCTCTATGGACACTCATCAACGGCGCTAATTCCTGGGCTGACAATCCCTGGGTTTGGGTTATCTCCTTTAAAGTTTTAAGTAAAACCGGCTATAATGATATTCCGGAAGAAATCCGGAAATCAAATAGTGTGTCTATCCTCAATAAACACACCGCCATCGAGATAACTAATGAAGAGCGTAAAAACTTATACATATAATCATGAAAGAACGCGATTTAGAAAAACTAACAAGAGCCGGCTTTTCCATCCTCAGGATAGATTACGACAAACTCCGTATTAAAATCCGCTCCGGCCATTCAGCCTGGAAAACTTTAGAGAAGCGCGGCTCCAGGGCGGCGCTCGATACCAGGTACAATGAATTATTGCAGCACCCCAAAAACATAGAGGCATGAAAAATAACTTCATAAAAACAGGCAGGCATCGTTGCCCGCACTGCCACACTACGCAAACGGCCTTCCTTTATAGCACAAGGGAACCTGGTGACGCTGTAGCCCTTGGTTTTAATTGTGTAAAATGCGGGAATCTGGTTAAGGGTAACGAGTATTTCGAATCTGCAAATCTAACCGTAGGCGACATAAAACCTTAACGATGGAAAAAGAACCTCCTTATTCAATCCCTAAGTGGAGCTGGTGGCACAACCCGAAGAGCAAGCGCCTGTTTGTTATTACCGATAAATGGCATACAGGCCTTGGGGAAACATTTAAACTGGAAAGTATAGACCTATTAGAAGTAGGGAAGGGGAATCCGGTTCAAATTACTCCGGAAGATTTTCGCGCCCTGGTAACAAAAGGGGAGCTGGCGTTGCTTCCGGTTAAAATCGAAGGCCCTTATAACGTATCATTTATTTAACCTTTTCCTAAGCTCACAGATATGGAGTCTTTAATTACAGTTACGATAATCCTGGCCTTAATAATTTTTCTATGTACGCGCGATGTGCATGAAGTGCCACCAGATGATGAGGATTTTTGAGGTTGTTCACACAAACTCCCCCAAATTCCCCTCTATAATCTCCCCAAGCCTCTTATAGTGCTTTTCTGTTAATGGGAATGGTAAATTCTTATGGTTCGGCTTCGGGTCCAGATTCATCCAAACACCTTCTGAATTACGGACAATATAACCGGCAAAGTAATTCCCGATAATTACGCTGAAGCTGTAATTACTAGTCAGACCAGGACCGTAATAATTACTGTGCACTGTTATTGATACCGACACTTCCCGGCCGGCGTACGGAAATGAAAAGTCATGTGAATTAGCCATTTAGTGAAAAACAACATGTTCAAACTCTTCTACATCGCCTACCTGGTTTATTTTAACCGACTCCAGAAAGGATTCGCCCTTGGGTTTAATTACCTCGAGCCGCTCTTCCAGGGGAATGTCATTATTCAGCCAGATATTAGAGCCTTCCCTGGTTAAAAATGCCGGCATTCGATTGTGGATTTTTCCCCAGGCTTCTACTGCTTCGTGCGTAATAACCGTGCAGCTGGTAACTACCTCGCCGGTGCTTTTGTTTACCCAATCGTCCCACAGTCCGGCCAGCAGCGTAAAATCTTCGCCTTTTTGCTTTATAAAGTGCGGCTGCTTTTTCTTTTTCTTCTTTTTCTCATCCGCCCACTCGTCCAGCTCTTCCCATTCATAATAGCCATTTACAATAACGACGCAGTGTTTTTTCCCGAGTAAGGGCTTCCACACGCCGGATGTAAGCAGCTTATCGTACCTGGCATTAAAAGTGGAAAGTTTGTTAATCGGCTTGCCGGTTTTAGGGTCTGGCTTAGAGTACCATGGCACTAATGACCATTGCTTATAATCCAGTTCGTTGGGGTGCCGGTTATCTATAACCGGCACTGTGCCCATCGGCGGCACATTAATATCCCGGGTCCATTCGCCACCTTTCGACTTAATGTCAAACTCCTTCAAAATATCGCCCGTGGGGGGCGTTGCTACTCTTCCGCACATAATTTAATCGTAATGCGAATCTATCTTTGCGCCTATCTCGTCGGCCTCTACCTGGCCAAAACCTCCTTCATCCCATTCCCACATGTCATTGTCTGTGCGATGGACGACGCCCACATCTACGCCATCCAGGCCGATGGTGAAGTATGAATCTTGCTTTTCGGCATCCCAATGTGGGTAAACAGAGAGATTATATTCTGTTAGCCCAACAGTTGCTTTGATATCAAATGGTGTTTCCATCGTCCTTTAACCTAAATTATTACCGAATAGTTTTGATACTTATTAATTCAAAATGAAACACTTCAAAATTTTAACAATCGCACTCCTGGTAACGGCCACGGCCGGCTACGCCTCAGGGGGCAGCGCCCATTCTTCTCCAGGAGTAGAAAAGGCCGCAATTAAGCTCGACGCCAACACCGGCGCTGTATTTGTACTGCAGGCACAACCAGTGCTGGCAGAAAGTGTTTTTACCATAAGCAACCAGGCTTATGTATTTAAAAACATTAACCACACTGCAGCGCTTCCAGACAAGCCATTCTCCACCGTAGCCAGTAATGGCCCGGACATAAGTAAAAGCTTGCTGAGGCCCTCCGCATTTAGTTTAAAAGAACCCATAGCAGCCCTCGAATACATTAGCTCAGTCTACTATGCCAGGATAAACTATCTACTCAACCAGCTTCGTATCTGTAATACTGTTAAGCACAAGCCAGACCGACAGAATTGTTAGCTCACATAAAAAACCTCAGGAAGCCCTGGGGTTTTTTTATGCACTGTTAACGCCTAACGCTTCACTACTTCAATATCCAAGCCCATCCCTCAAGCTCAATCCGTATACGCTATTCTCAGCGCCTTAAAAATCCTGTTTCAGCGCGCCTATTTCCTCCCTTCCGCATAGTACTGATCACTGCACGCGCCACAACCAGAGGGCGGGGCGCACCGCTTCCCTAAAACCAGTGGTTCGGAGCCTCATCCCCTCCCTTTACCCTCCCTCTAATTTTACACTAAATTTTTGTAACTTCTTAACTTAATGAGAGAAAATATAATAAACTCCATTAAATTAAAAGATTAGCGGTTACAAAAATCAAAAATAAAATTGTTACAAAAACACAGAGTTACAAAAGTATTGTAACTATTTTCTTAGTTACAAATAGGTGCATACCGCGTTACAATAAAATATTGCTGTTTTGTATCACTTAAATAGCTGATAATCAAATAAATTAACCTCGGTTACAAAACCACAAAAAAAAAGTATGTTTCATCGGGGTCACTGTTTTTTTAAAAAAAATATGCTTGTTTCTTCAAACCCGTAACTGTATATTTAAGCACCCCGAATGATGAGTATTTATTGATTTTTTGGCCGCTCTGTTACAGAGCTGTCCTTATAATCCGTTCCTTGAATTGGTATTTTCGGGTATATTCCTAATCAAAGCATATGCTGGCAACGCTGTCAATTAAAAAAGATTTATACAGGGATTATCTCAATTACCTATTTGAACTTTCTCACAATTCTTATGTCGTCTCCAGGCATCACGATTTTGGAAAATTACTCTGCAGCCTGGTCAAGTATAGCAGCTTGCCGGTAGTAATCGAAAAAGACGCAAAAGCCATTTCATTCCTTCTTCCAAAATCCCGGCCTCTGGCAACTGCAGGAAACTATTACCTGTATTATACGGAGGAAGATCAGCAGAAACTTAACGACAATCTGGAAGTGTTATTCAATATCGATTTTGATCGCTATTACCTGGAGGGATGCAAACAAGGGATGATGCAAAAAGACATCATTCAAAGCTTCGTTATCAGCAGGAATTTAATAAGTCTGAGCACCGACACAAACGAAACCTTAAAGAAAAGACAGTACCGGGATCGTATAGAAATTCTAAAAAAATTAAGCGAACAGCTAAATCAGAAGGCTTTTTATCGCAACCGGTTAATTGAAAAAGCTATAATATCAGTTAACTTACAGTTAGCTAATGGTTTATAAAAATTACTTGTAAAATTCAAGTTTTGAACTTGAAAATCGGAAATTATGAATAACAGAATTAATATCCCAATCGCAATATCTTACTTAAAGGTGGTAGATATTCTTTCCTTCACATCTTCTGCCAATGGCTCATGCCGGGTAGAGGCAAATAACTGGGTACCTATTCCATTTGTAAAAGGTTCTGTAAATTTCGAAATAGATTCAAAACGAAGTGTCGCGGGTAAAGTATACACAACAGAACTCTCAACAAACATTAGCGAACTGCGGGAGATAAGAAGTAAAGTGCTTATAAAACTCCAGTTCGAAGATTCCGATACGCTGATTATTGGAGTACCAGATATTCCTGTTACACTCGATGTTGATTTTTCTCTAACCCGCAAAAGATTAAAATTCAGCCATAAAAACTGGCATGAACCCCTCAAACTCGTTTCTTAACGTCCTTTAATAAGCCTTTCTCCGCATCTATTATTGTTATATGCGGGATTGGCAATTTCATCTTACCTCACAACTACGTAGCGGACTCTGGTTTATAAAACCTTCCGATATACTGGGCATGAGCGAGCAATTATTAAAATTGTTCGGACCTGAACAAGATTTAAAACTATTAACATCAAATCTTCTCGAAGGTCGCGGAGCTCTTCCAATTCTATCTTTTGCCGACGGCTACGAAACATCTTCCATTTACGATCAACTTCCTGCTGGCAGTATTGCCATTTTCAAGATAGCCGGTACCATGCTGAAGTACGGCACCTGGTGGAGTTATGGTACCGAAGAAATTGCGCAACAAATGATTGCGGCAGCAATGCACAAAAATATTGCCGGTGCCCTGGTGATTGGCGATAGCGGCGGCGGCGGTGTTAATTCAATATCTCCCTTATTAACGGCTCGCGAGTATTTTAAAAGAGCGGGTAAGCCGGTTATCGGCTTGTTCGATTCCTGTTATTCCGCGATGTATTATTTCGGATGCTCGCTAGACAAGCTTTTTCTTTCTAATAATATATCTGCCGGTACTGGCAGTATTGGCGTAATGATGAGTTTCCTCGATTTTATTCCCTATTACGAAAAGTTGGGAATAAAATCTCACATCATCATTCCAGACGAAAGCTCTGAAAAAAATGCAGCTGTCCAATTAGCACTCGAAGGAAAGTATGAGCGCATAAAAAAAGAGCAATTGTCACCTCTGGCAATTGGTTTCCAAAATCATGTACTAAAAGAACGGGCCGGTAAACTCAACCTGGAGAAAAACGAGATAGCAATCAAGGGCCAAACCTATTTCGCCGATCAATCCATTGCAATCGGCCTGGCCGATGGCGTCCGCACCCAAGAGCAAGCAATCGAAGAGCTCTTCGACCTTATAGAAGTTCAAAAATTTTTAAAATCAAAATAACCCAAACATGAATATTAAAATGTTAATGGCGGTAGTTCTCAAAACATTGGGAATTACCGCGTTCGCCAAAGATGACTCAGGGAAGTTGTCGTTAAGCGCCGATCAGAAAACCAAACTTTCCGATGTCTTCGGAAAAGAGTTTGCAGAAAAATTTTCCGTAGCCCTGGCAGAGGAAAAAGACGAAAGCGCTGCAGCTCCGGCTAATGCTTCTCAAGCGGAAGCAAAACCATCTGCAGAAGCGGAAGAATTGGTAAACGCATTACGCGCGCATCACTCTACCGTAGTGGCCGATGGTTTGAAAGACCTTCAGACGCAACTTGCTGCTGAAAAACAAAAAACTGCAACCCTGCAGGACACAGTGAATGCTTTAACTGAAGCCCCGGAACAAATTTCTGCTGCTGAAGTGCCAACTTTTAAAGGAGCTGAAGGAAAGGTCGTTGTTATGAAAGTAGATAAAGCGCACGCGCATTACCAGGGAGTAAACGAATTCCTTCAGACTGGATCGTATGCCAACATCTCTGCGGCCACGATAGAGGTTGCTGATTTGAAAACAGAATTCGGAAAATACTTATCTCAGAATGGAACGAATCTGGATATCATTGCGCAAATATTTAAAGGATTTACTTCCTCTAAATATTTCACTACTAAAATGGCTACTACCGAATGGAGAGCTGTTCAGGCGCTAATTACTTCCGTTTCGCAACAATTCTCAGCGAAGTGGAACCCAGGCGGTAAAGTGAAATTCTCACCGTTAAAAATTGTGAATCGTCGTCACAAAATTAACTACCCTATAATCCCTGCAGATGTATTGGATAGTTACATGTTCTATCTATACGATGAGAAGATGTCTCCTGATCAAATGCCTATTACAAAATGGATCTGGGATACATTAATTTATCCGGCGTTGATGCAGGATATCGAGATGCGTATGATCTGGAAAGGAAAATATGTTGATCATTCTGCAACAAATGATGACGGTGATGTAGCTACTCCTCCAGAGGATTCAATGGATGGAATTGAAACTATTTTGGCAACTCAGAAAGCCCTGGGTGCAACGTCTAAAATTCATTTTTATAATAAATATCCAAATTTTGATTGGGATACAGCTTCCGATCAAGAAGTTTTGGATTTTATTAATGGCTTTGTGGATTGGTTGTCTCCATTCTATAAAACAACCAAAATGCCTTTATTCCTCTCTGATGATAGAAAAAGAAGGTACAAAAGAGCGTATAAGAAAATCTGGGGCGCTAACAGTGGCCAGGACGGTGACTTCGGAAACGATCGGGTTGATTTCTCAAATCAAATGCTTGAATCGCCAGACGGTATGTTCGGATCTCCGATCATATTCTCTACGCCTTTAATCAATATGATTAAGCTTCGTCATAAAAATGAGGCCCCTAACGTAATCAACGACGTTCAAAAGCACAATTATGAGGTTCGCTTATTCGGTGAATATTGGTTGGGAGTTGGGTTTGCTGTAGCTGAGGCCGTGTTTGCTTACGTGCCAGCAGCTTATAACCCTAAAGCCATGATTTCTGCTTCATTAGGAGATTTCGATGACTACCAGGATTTTAAAACTGACGAATTCGGTTCAGCCGGAGGCGGTATATAATCATAATTAAGATTCTAGGGAAGCCGTAAAGCTTCCCTTTTTTCCATTTACTCACTTTCTATTAAATATAAAACAATGGCTATAGTTTCATTGCCCAAAAAAACAGGTGGTTCCCCTGGTGCTCCAGTGGCTAAGAACCCAAATATCATTTTCATCGATGTAAACGATCTGACGAAAGATGCGCTTACCGGCGAAATTACAGGCTGGCCAGAGAGAGACGCCGGAGGCGTGCTTTTAAACGGCCCCATCGCTTTAAAAGCCGAAGCAAAAGCTATCGGAATGTATTTCACCCCTTCCACCATTAAGCGGAACGATAACTCTGAAGGAGATCCGGATGCTGAAGGTTTCTTCCATAACTTGAGCGGTGAACATCCTGGAAGCTCTTTGCAAAAAGATGAATTAGTACAGCGCGGAATAAGTACTGATTACATTATCATTACCCGCGATTTCGAAGATCCAAACGGAACCCGCGTACACGGTACTCCGGCAAATCCAATGAAAATGGTTGTAGAAGAACAGGATGATAACGAGGCCAACAAGTCTACGTTTACGTTCAAGTCTATTCAACGTACCAAATTCAAATCCGCTCATTATAAAGGCGCCTTGCCTGCATTAGCAGCCGATGCGGATTATGATGCATCGTCCGGCGGTGGTATATAATTCTTAATAAAAGCGCTCCCAGACGAGCGCTTTTATCTATTTGTAAACCTTAAAAATATTCAAATGGCAACTACTAAAGCCTCAAAAAAAGCCGCTGCAAAACCTGCTACAAAAAAAGCCGGTGCAAAACCCGCAGCACCTAAACCCGAAACAATTTTAAAATCTGTTGAGAATGAAAATAGCAATGAAAAGCTTCAACCTGGAGACAACGCAATTGCCGATAACTCCGGAGCTGCAGTCGATAATGCCGGCACCAGTACTGATAGTTCAGGAAGTTCAGATAATACCGGTACTGCCTCAGATGTAGCAACGCAGCCGTGTAATGGCAATTGTGGTTCTAACCACTGCGACACGAACGGCTGTAGCGAACGGGAACGTTACCCGGTCGTAGGTGGTGCGAACGAAACATCCCGCTCGTTGGCGTACGCAATAGCATCGCATGAGCCCTGCGTCGTAATCCCTTATAAAAAAGATTCGGCGGCTGGTCAGGAATTGCTTTACGCACTCCGTGCCTGGGAAGAAAATTTACCTGGTTGTCAAATCGTAATCGTAGGCGATCGGGAAGATTGGTTTAGCGATTCGATAATAGTAATCGATGCGCCGGTTCAGAGCGATAATCCGCAAATTGACGTGGCGTATAAAATGTTACTTGCAATTGCAGATCATCAGGTGCCTGAAAGATTCATCTGGAGTAACGATGATATCTATCCGGTTACCCCGTTGCATCCAGCGGATCTGGAATTACTTACTAGCGAAGGGATGCTGCAGGCTGGTAAATTGAGCTCGGTTTATGGTCAAAACAAAAGCAATACAATCGAATTTTTAACAAGCGTCAATGCGCCAACTCACGACTATTCTACTCATACTCCCTTCACGTTCGATAAGGAAGATTTAGCCAGGGTAATTGCTATTTCCGGAGCTACAGAAACAGGGATGTTAATCTCTAGCCTGTACTTTAATTTAGTTCATCCGGACGTGGTGCCATTACGAATTGATGGCGGCGCTAATGGTGGTTATTTTTGTAAAATACACCGTAACGATCCGCCCTACAATATCATGAAAGCCGCGTTTTACAACCGCAAATTTGTAAACGTAAATAATGCCGGCTATCAGGCGGCTCTGCCTATCCTTCAGGAAAAATTCCCCGATAAATCACGCTTCGAATCTTAAGCTATGGAGTTAAAATTAATCAGGGAAACCTATTCTAAAAAAAGTACTATTGGTGTATTGCGCATCAATGGTACTTTCTTCTGTTACACTTTAGAAGATGTATGCAGAGATTTAAACCGCGACGGCGATTTGAAGGACGCCGGTGAAGAAAAAGTGCACGGAAAAACCTGTATTCCTGCAGGCCGTTACCAGGTGATAATAAACATGAGCAATCGCTTTAAAAAATTAATGCCCTTATTGCTCAAAGTTCCTGGCTTCGAAGGAATTCGTATTCACAACGGAAATACTCCGGAGCATACGGAAGGATGTCCACTGGTAGGCTCTACCAAGGCAATGGATTTTGTGGGCAATTCTAAAGACACCTTCGAAAAACTAATGCTTCGGTTAAAAATGGGTGTTAAACCCGGAGAAGAAATCTGGATAGAAATAATTGATCATCCTTTGCTTGCATGATAAAGACGCTTGTTTTAAATTGGTTAGTGGCCGGTGCTCCCTTCGCTGAGGGGGCCCGGCTTTTTTCTGATACTGCAGGACCGCAGCATCCTTTTAATATCTTCCTGGAGAAAAAAAGCAAAGCGGCATATTTTGCATTGAAAATTACGCTCTGCAGGCGTGCCGGTATTTCGCAGGCCGATGCTGTAAAAGCTGCATTCCCTAAAGTACCTGCTCCGGTAATTTCGCAGCCGGTTAAGAAAATAACGCTGCCGGTTGTCGAAACTCCAACACCAAAGCTCCGCGAAGATTGGCCTTTTTTAAATGATCCTACTTGTCCGCCTGAGTTGAAAATTTTAGCGGCAAATAAAATAACAGCCTACCACGAATATACGGCTGCTCATGCCGCGCTGTTCAATTGCTCTAACATTAATGAACAATTGCAGGCGGTAAAACGCTGTGTCGAAAATTACATTGAAAACAGGCGTATCATAGCAGAATTCAAGTATTATAAACAGCACGGCAATGTCCTGGGCAAGCATCCTATTTTTAAATCGTTCCTGCAAATTAAGGCCCTCCGGAAACTGAACGTCATCCAATTGCTTAAACGAAAAGAACAGCTTACGCATAGCATCTGGAGGCAACAGGCCGAAATTAAAAAAGGAGATAAACCGCACCTGCAGCTAGAACGCGAAGCCCGGATGCAGGAAAAGAAAAACGAGCTGGCCGAAGTGGAAAGGATTCTGCAGGAGTATGAATAAGCTTTTCACCCTCAACGAGCTGAATAAAAAAGTAGAGCAGCTGCACGAACAAACGCAGGACCGGTCGGAAATAAAACGGATTAAGTTCCTGGATAAACATTATTCCAGAATAGATAATTTAAAATCCCTCATGGGCGATTTTCCCGCCCCTGGTGAAGCTCATTTTCTCTGGACCTTGAACAGCTTCAACGCCTTTACTTTCATCGTGTACGTTATTAAACATTGCGGAAAAATAGAGGACCTTACTTTATCAACCTATTCCATTAATGATAGAATTCTCTCCAGCCTTACAAAATGGTACGATAAGGGCGAAATCGGCCAGGTAAATATTTCTATCTCAGACAGCATCAGGCACCGCATGCCAAAGGTGTATGATCAGCTGCAGTCTCAATCCATGACCCGCAATATGAATGTGCATTACACCTGGAATCATTCAAAAGTTACCCTCATGAAAACAGCAGCGCATCACTTCGTGGTAGAAGGTTCCGGAAACTTTTCCGAAAACGCACAGAATGAGCAGTACCTTTTTATGAATGATCCGGAGGTGTACAATTTTAGAAGGTCTTGTATTTTTAAATAATCTATCTTTATGTATTAATTCACAGATCAACGGCTGACAAATGGTTATTGCAATTTTAGAGGATAAAATAAAGGAGCTTTGGAGTCCTTACTTTACAGAAGTTAAAGTAATTAAGGAAGTTGAATTTAATGAACTAGAAACAAAACTGCAAACCACGAAACTTAGAGTAGAAGGTTATGATGCCGATTATAATAAAGCAATCTACACTTATGATCTGTATGAACTATTGGGTGTTCGCCCGGAAATTTTAGATTATATAATTATACATCCATTGGCCGAACTAGCAGATACATTGTACATGACGAATAGTAAACTGTCACCCGGTAGACATTAACAGTTCCGGTAAGTAAGGGAAACCTGAAATCGGCTAAGGGGCTCAAAAAGCCCCGATGGCCGGCATTCCTCCCTGTCCTTCCTAACACCCACAGCGCATAATACTTTAGTATTATGCAATCCGGTCCTGCCAAAATCCCGCACATACACCTGAACGACGAAGAGCTTGTCGAGCTTGAACGCCTGGCTGCTTTGGGTTATTCTCCGGAGCAAACGGCCATGTATTTTGGCAAGGATAAAGAATCATTTACCAGGGCACTGAACGATCCCTCCAGTACAATACATTACCATTCCGAGCGAGGCAAACTAATGTCCATCGCAAAAGAGCAGCTCGCTATTCTTACATCTGCCGAAGGTGGTAATATAACTGCAGCGCAGCAGCTCGAAAAAATACGCCGTAACCGTGGTTTCGAAATTACCAAGCTCGATATCTTCGGCGGTTTCGATACAAAAGAATCATACCAGGTACTCGAATCATTCATCCTTACGGGCGACGATAAAGATTTGAAAGGAGAAGAAAAAATCTACCTCGAGGCGCTTACCCTCATGAATAGTATGGATCGCAAATATGGTCGTCGTCGTACTGTAGAATTTTTTACTAAACCGCCTTTTAATCTCAAGCTTTCTCGCGCTTCAGAAATGTACGACGAAGCCCTTGCCCTCTTCTACACCGACCGCAACGTCGAAAAGAAAGCCATGCGTAATAAATTGGCAGAACAGCTATCAGAAGCGGCGCTAGTGGTCAAAACAATGGCCACAAGCGCAAAAGATTTTGAAGTATACGGAAACCTTAAAACTCAGGAAGCGAAGCTCCGCGAATTAGATAAAACCGATCCGGTTCCACTTAATAAGGAATTATTCCTCCGCCCGGTCCGCTTATTTACCCTCGATCCGGAAATGATAGGAATCACCGGCATTAACCGCCAAATAGTAGCCAATCAAATTGATGAGTTAGAAATCCCTGAGCGCGATAAAATCAGATTGCGTCAGGATGCAATGATAGACGCCATAAAATTAGAAGACACACTCGATGAGCTGGAGGAAGAAAGCAGATCCAAATAACGACAATACCAAAAAAGGCTTCGCGAATTGGTTCTCTCAGATGTGTACCCTCATCCTGAGCCGGTTCTTTTATGTAATAGCCGGTCGGGGTTCCGCAAAAACAACCGATTTACAGGTCGAGCGCCTTATCGAAATGATGTACGACATGCCAGGCGCTCCGGTGGTCTGGGTGGCAGACACGTATACCAACTTACAAAAAAACGTACTCCGCACGGTTCTGGACGGCCTGGAAGCAAAGGGTTACCGCGAAGGCATACATTATGTTCTCGGATGTGCTCCTCCGGAGTTTACTGAAGCGGAAAAAGCAGGCATTGATCCACGCCTCAGGGAACACTTTTGGAAGCCGTACAACAAAATAGCTTCCTATAAAAACACCATGATTTTCTATACCGGCCTAAACGTAACGTTTGGCTCGTTGGACAGGCCTGCTTCATTGGCCGGTAACTCGTATGTGCATGTATTTGGCGATGAGGTGAAATACTTTCCTCAAAATAAAATCGCGAATCTGATAAAAGCAGTCCGCGGATTCCGGATGAAATACGGGAATTCGGTTTTTTACCGTGGCCACACCTTTACTACAGATATGCCCGACACAAGCCGCGTTGGAGAACACGACTGGATTTTAGGCATGGGCAGTAAAATGAAGCGCAATGCAATTATGCTGGTCGTGAAAGCCGCATTCATTATGAATGAAGCGTTGAATGAATACCTGGTTGCGAAAGAAGAAAAGGTAACAGAAGCCATCCTGAAGAAAAAAAGAGTGTACGAGCGCTGGCAGGAACGTTGGATAGCGGCCCGAATGCATCCGGATGCACATACGTTCTTTTACATCGCATCTTCTTATGTCAACGTCGATATTCTTACACCCGAATATTTCAGCGATTCCCTTGCCGATGAATTAGGAGATCACAATACTGCAGTATTATCAATGCGGCCTTCCCTGGTATCCGGAGAACGGTTCTATGCCAATGCCGGGTCTAAGAATTATCATTTTTACGAGGACGGAACGGATGAAGCAGCTGCAGAGAAATTCGGCATCCTGGACGAAGAAGATTGCACCATTTTAAAATACCTGAATCCATTAAAACCAATTGATGGCAGTGCCGATTTCGGTAACATGATGAGCCTCACACTTGCCCAGGAAGACACGAAGAATAATTATTACCGTTCTGTAAAATTCCTGTATACACTTTCTCCGGAGTGGATTCGCGAGCTGGCCGATAAATACATTAAATATTTCAAGCCCCACAAAAACAAGGTCTTGAAATTGTATTACGATCGGGCGGCCAATAATTACAAAAAAGCAAAGCAGGATTTAGCAACGCAATTAAAAAAAGCAATTGAGTTCGATGCCGATGGTAAAAGTACAGGCTGGCGTGTGGTGTTAATGTCAGAGGGGCAGGGAAATATTGGTATAAACGAAGAATATAACTTTATGCAGGAATTATTCTCCGGCCATAATAAAAAGCTCCCACGGCCTGCAATAGACCGTTACCATTGTAAGCAGCTTAAATCATCTTTAGAAGGCGCGCGCACCAAGAAAGATGCACGCGGCCAAATAATCAAGGATAAAAAAAGTGAGAAGCTTCCTATTCATCGTCTGCCTCTGGAGAGTACAAATCCATCGGATAGTTTTAAATATTTAATGATGCGGAAAGTATGGCGTAACCTGGTAAATGTTGGAAGGTCGCAAAGTGCTGGAGACGTAAGAGAGCGGGGGTAGGTTTAAAGGGCTACTTTATTCACTTCCTGTCCTTTCTTACCCTCCCTTCTCACAATACTTTAGTATCATGACAGTTTTTGAAGCTATTAAAGAAATGCGCCGGCTTACAGCCGCCGGTCAATATTTCTCGTTCCAATTCATGAGCTACAGCCGCGAGCGCCTGCATACCGATGGTATTGTCGAAGTAAAAAAAGCAAAGCTCCGCAAACGCGGTAAAACCGAATTCAATCAGTACGCCGAAATCATGGAAGAATACCTCGAAATCGACTCTAATAAACCACGTCATTTCTATCACCCTACACTACTTTTTTTTAACGATCAACCTTTAACATTAAAATAATGACTCAGGCCCGCCGAATCAACAAAAACACAGCAGCAGTCCACGTTCCGGACGTAGGCGTATATGCTATTTCCATAAATGCTACAGAAAACGGCTGGAGCGATATCACGGATAATAAAGTTTCCTGGGAAATGCAGTCTCAAAACATCCAGGGTAAAAGAATAGTGCCCTATGGTGCCAATAATAACCTGCCTGTTGCTATCCGGAACATCATGGATGATAACAACCTCGCACCTGGTATTCTCCAGCGCGAGATGGGCTTGCTATACGGCGATGGTGCGCACCTCTACGAGCTTGAATTCGAAAACGGACAGGTAACCCGTAATTATAAATTTGATGCTGTTGTCTGGAAGTGGCTAAATTCCTGGAACTATAAACGCTTCATCCAAATGGGGATGACGGAATATAAATACCTGGGCGGTTTCTTCACCAGGGCTTATCGTAATCGCGGTGTCCGAATTGGTTCTCAGGCTAGCATTGCAAAATTGGAAGTTGTGCCCGGTATCGATGCCCGGCTGGAGTGGCCGGCAAATAACAGTCGTCGCCTGGAAGATGTAGCCAATATTTTAACAGGCGATTTCGAAAACAACTGCCAAACTGGTATAAGAACTTTTCCGGTGTACGATCGCCTCCAGCCTTTCCGCTATCCGATAGCAATGTCGTACCATAACACCTATTCTTTCGCCCGTAATTTCTACTCATTGCCATCGTATTACGGCTCGCTTAAATGGATTTTGCGAAGCTCGGATATTCCGGATATTATTAAGTACCTCACAGAAAACGGCATATCAGTAGCATTTCACGTACATAGCCCTCAGGGCTATTGGGAGCAAAAAGAAATGAAGCTTCGCGAAATGTACCCGGATGATAATGAAGCGCAGTTAGCAAAGCGTCTGGAGGACCTGAAGGAAACTATTTTTCAAACGATGACAAAGGTCTTGGCCGGGAAAAAGAATGCCGGAAAATTCATCGAGACGGTAGATTTTTACGATGGGGAAACCATCCAGTCATGGAAATTCGAGCCAATCGACCAAAAGATTAAAGACTTTATCGAAGCGCAATTAAAAATTTCCGAAAAAGCAGATAGCGCTACTACCTCTGGAATGGGCTTACACCCTTCGTTATCGAATATTATTATTGGAGGTCAGCTTTCGTCCGGCTCTCAAATGTTGTATGCCTTAAAGCTCTACCTGGCCAGCGATACAACAATTCCGGAGGAAGTAATTTTCGAGCCGATTAACCTGGCTATCGAAGCCAATTTTCCGGGCACTAAATTAAAATTGGGCTTCTACCATCCGGTTGTAAAAACCGAAGATGAGGTAAAGCCTGAGGAACGTGTAAAAAATAAAGTGTAATTAGTATGAGTTTAGAAATCGGACAATTAGTAGAGGGCGGAATTGTTTTTTACGTCGATGCGACCGGAGAAAATGGATTGGTTGCTGCATCTTTAGATCAGCCGGCAGGCAATTGGTCAACTAACCTTATGGTAACCGGTGCAACAGACATTCTGGTAGGCACCGGACAAATTAATACTGATAAAATTTTAGCGGTAAACGGAGCTGGCAACTACGCTGCTTCTAAATGCGCGGATTTAGAAATAGATGGTTTTGATGACTGGTATTTGCCTTCAAGGCAGGAATTGGAATTGATGCTATTTCATAGCGAAATGCTGCTTACCAGCAAATACTACGGTCGCTGGTCTTCTACAGAAGAGGGAGGAGGTTATGCCTACATAGTAGATTTTACTGAATATATAGATCCAAATATTTATATCTGGCCCAAAACAGGGCACGATAAAACCCGTCGGTTTCGGCCTATACGCATGGTCGGAAGCTTTGAGCCGTTTGATATTGCAGATTTAAATCTGCCGGTTCGGCCCACTTCTGAAACGATATCTGTGACTAATATTCTTGAAAAGTCGGCAACCGTAACAATAAACGTTACCGATGACGGCGGAAGCCCCCTTCTTGCTAAAGGGGTCAGTTTTAACACTACCGGCAATCCTTATATCGGAAACGGTGTTCTTATACAAAATGCCGCTACCCTGGACACTGGCGAAGAATCTTTTCAAATCGCTGGACTGGAAGGCGAAAAGAATTATTATATAGCCGCTTTTGCCCGCAATGCTGCCGGTACAAAATACGGCAATGTTCTTCAGTTCAGGTCTGGCTATCTATACCCTGGGCTCACACTACAAACTCTGGCGGCTACTTCTATAACGAACGCAGGAGCTACCCTTAGAGGTAATATTTCAAGAGTTGGCGACCCCGCATCTCCGGACACGACTCAAACAGAACTAGGTTTCTTTTTGAGCACTACTCCAAACATTATTATGGACAACGCCAGAAAAGTTTTGGTGTCAAATAAATGGGGCGATTTTAGTATAAGTTTAAACGATTTGTTGCCAAATACAACTTATTATTTTTCTGCCTACTGCCTTACAAATTATATTACACTGCAAACAGAGCGCTCGTTTAAAACACTCAGCGCACAGAACCCCGGCGGCGGAGACCCAGGCAGCGGCGACCCTGACGACGGAACCTCGACTCCGCCCGTTGTTAAACCCATAATTACCGGAAATATGATTATATCCAGCTCCGAAGAACTTGCTCGTCTAACAGGTTCTTTTTACGAAAACAACGAGTTTTCCCGAATTGAAACTGACGTATTACTCGAGATTGAAGCCTTGACTGAAATAGTCGGTCGCGACATATACGACCTGGCGTTTAATCACTATCAAAGTGACAATTATGGCGTGGCGGAATTTGAACACCTCAATAACCTGGTGCAGCATATTCAACTTCCGGTTGCTCTAATGTCCACCTTTAGGTATTATCAGAGCAATATAATGAGTCATGAGGACTCCGGGCGCAAACTTAAAGTTGATAAACAAACAGAAGCTACCCCCTGGGAATGGATGCTGGATAGAGATGACGACGCACAACTGCGGAAAGCGTATAGCGCTACAGATCGCTTAATCAAGTTCTTAGATAATGCCGTTTTTGACCAGTGGATCGGCTCGGCCAAGCAGCGCGCTACAAAAAATCTATTCGTAAACAATGCCGCTGTTTTTCATAACAATTACCCAATTGATGAAAGTCCGCGATTCTACTACACACTGGTGCCATTTATTGCCGAAGTGCAGCGGAATTATATTGCAAAAGTATTAGGGAAAGCAAAGTACGATCAATTACTTGCTGCATTTCAAACCAATAATACCAGTACTAGCGACAATGTATTAATAGAATTGATACAACAAGCTATCCCATTGGCAACAATGGCCATCGCTGTAAAACGCCTCTCTCTTAAAGTGCTTCCGGAAGGTGTCGTTCAGCAATTTAAATCAATGATGCAAGGCCGCAGCGCATCGCAGCCGGCCTTACTAGATATGATTCAATACGTAGCGGATGATTTGAAAAAAGACGCGCAGCTTCAGCTCGACTTATTGAAAAAAGAATTGAATAAAAGCAATCCTGACGCTCTAATCTACAACCTGCTTCCAAAAAACGACGAGTCAAATAAATACTTTAGCCTGTAGAATGAACATTTTAGAACTAGCAGAAAAAAACGTACTGGTAAACGTCCCTTCAGACTTGGATGAGATGACGCCTCAGCAATACCGGTACGTCATGCAGCAGGTAGTTTTTTTAAACGCCGGCCGCATCGATGAAGATGCTTTTCGTCTCCGCGTATTTTACAAACTGGCAAACATTCAGCGCGATTGGCGAACAATTTTATGGGAACGTTTTTCGTCAAAAACAGCAGTAGAAGAAAAGAACGCCAACGCCTATATTCTTTCGAAAATCTATACCGGATTTCTGTTTAAGCCCTCCGAAAAAAACGAGAAGCAGCTTGAAATAAATTACGATTCGGTAGTCAATTACCTTCCGGTCCTTAAAGCCGGTGCATCTTATCACGGCCCGGCAGATTTACTGCAGGACCTTACGTTTGGCGAATTCTCCGCCGCTATCGAGTACATGAACCAGTACTTCCTGGATAAAGAGATAGCAACTCTTAATATGATGATTGCCTGCCTTTATCGCCCAGCCGGTGGCAACCCCGATAACAACGGAGGCCGCATACGCGAACCATTTAATAAGTATAGAATTATAGCCCTGGCTAAACCCTTAAACAAAATTCAGCCTTGGCAGCGCACCGCTATACTGTTATGGTTTACCTGGTGTATAAAATGCCTGCAGGTAGAAGATTTAATTATTAATGGCCGTAAAATAAACTTAAGCCCTCTTTTCCCCGGTGCCGGCAAAAAAGAAAAAACAGGCAACAAGCCAGGCTCTGGCCTCGGTTGGACAAGCGTGCTTTTCAACCTCTCAAAAGAAAATGTGTTCGGAGATATCGAAAAAGTAGAACGTACCGATTTCTTCGACGTGCTCCTGTTTATGTACGATAATCACCTGCAAAACCAACGCAACAAAAAGAAATAATCATGATATCAGTTTCCCGATTTAATCAACTATGTGTTGATATTAAAACAGCAATACCCGAAATAAATCAGCATATTTTAGTCACAGACGAAGGGCATGCAGTAAGTAAGTTGAAAGATAAACCTGGTGTTATTTTAGTAGCAATAATCCCTAGCTCCGATCGGGATGGGCAGCCTGGTCAGGGAGTTGACCGCAATAGTACTTGGTTATTTATTGTAGAAAAAGATAAGTTAGGACAACCCGATCTGCAGGAATTACAACAGTACGATAAGCTGCAACAGATCATTCTAAAAGTTCGTGGTTATATCGAGGAAAAGTGTGCTGAGGGTATACCTCTTCTAGGAAGATACGTAGCATCAGCAAATAAAATCGACCCGGAGTACCGCGAATTTGGCGGGTTTAATGGCTGGAGTATGAGTTTAGTATTTTAGTATATTTGAATATGAGAGAACCAAATTATGCGAGAGATGTTTTAGGTTTGCGTGTCACTGAATGCTATGTTGATGAAGTGAATTTTATTACTGAAAAAGACCTTTTAATTGTTATGAAGCTATTAAAATCAAAAAAACAAACCCCTTCCCGTCAGATACTACATGCTGCAAAAGTTGTCGCTGGTGTCGATGCCTTAATCGCATGCACAGCTATAAAAATCATGGACAATGTGGTTTACTTACATAAAGAACTTTGGTACAGTGAAAAGCATGCAATGTCGTGGATGAAGAATTTGTATATGTATTGCAAGCTTGCCAAAACCACCGAACGAGACCGCTTGTATTTTAAGAATATTGAGACAGAAGAAATTATGGGTTATTACCACGATGAAACAGCGGTTGTAATGGTAGAAGTAAAAGAGCCTGTATAATAAAGTATTTTTCGTTATAATTGTACTTCGAGTCAAAGGTCTTTGAACGGGTGTAAACCAATAATCTGCCATACAGTTAAAGGGATTCGCCCGTTCAACTTCCGAGTAATTAATTATTTACCTTAAATCAAAATCATGAAGAAATTTTACTTAATTATTATCGTGTTTTTTCTACTGGCTTGTCAGAAAGACGAAACGCCTGAACCTCTAATAATTCAGCACCAGCCTAAGGCTATCACAATTGTAAATGGCGCATCCGAGTCTACTGTTTCATTGGTTTACGATGGGAGTAATATCACGTCGTATACGCCAGATAACGGTTCCGATTCGTGGAAGTTCTTTTATAATAGCAATGGTCAATTGTCAAAGGTCGAACGTGGAACACACACGATTTATGAAATAACTTACACTGCAGGGCTCGCCACACGCACAGATAAAAAGGAATTGCAAAACAACGCCTGGGTATTAACTAAATATTACACGTACGTAAGAAACCAGGAACCGGGTAAGGAATCTATGATAATGAGAACCCGCGCGCACAATCCTGAAAGCGGCCTTATCTTGGAGGCTTATAATGGAGTATACGAAAGTACCGTTGAGAACGGCGTAACAAAATATACCGGAATAATATTAGGCATAGAAACCGCTCTAAGTAATAGCTATTATACGTGGAACATTGCAAGGCCTCGTAAATTAAGCCCGTTTCAAATGTGGGTCGTGCCTGATATGCCTATTTGCTTGTTAGAGCTGCCCAGTTTATCAAAAGAAGTGATTAACGGAGCGGAGTATACTTACAGATATAAATACTAGTCCAAGTAAAAGGGATATTATCCCTAATTGCCATTAAAGGAAAAAGCCAGCTATTTAGCTGGCTTTTCTATTTTATAGTCTTTTAAACCGATTTGGAGGAGTTCAATATAAATTTCCTCAAGGGTTTTTTTTACACCTTCATCTTCCCAGTCCAGCTGGATTCGTTTAATTCTCCTGTGTATTTCATCAGGTAATTGTTTTAATGTTATTGCCGTCATACATTCTTTATTTACTGCAAACATAGTAAAAAAAATATTTTTAGTATGGTATCGTAATATAATATTTATTTACTACTATTGCAGTAAATAAATATATAAAGCAAATAAATATTAGAACAATGGAAATACTAACGTATGAATTTAAAGGAGCCGCTGTGGAGTTTTTATTAAGCGGAGATTTGATGATAAACGCAACAGAAATGGGAGCGGTTTTTAATAAGCGGCCAATTGATTTTTTAGAACGGAAAGCGAGCGTTGAAATGATAAACGCGATGAAAAAAAGGGCTATTGGAGACAAAAAAGGTGCGAGTTTCGAACCTTTTTTGTCTCAATTCAAAGATTTATCATCAGAAAACGTGGTAAAAAGTGTGAACGGTACTCCTATTTTAATTACTATTCCAGGTAGAGAAGGGTCTACCTGGATGCACCGATGGTTAGCGATAGATTTTGCAATGTATTTGGATGTAGAATTCAAGCTATGGGTGCTGGAAAAGATAGATTTATTGTTTGTAGCTTTTTCTCAAATACAACGTGAGTTAATCAAAGAAGAGACCTTATTGAAGCAAAAGCGGTCAAAGCTTATTGAAGCTAATAAAGACAATCCTGCAGCAATTGAAATTGCTACGATCGACGATCGTTTAAAAGAGATTACAAACGAAAAAGGTAAAGCAACTAAGAATCAATATAAAATGTGGAACATATAAATAAAAAAATCCCCGGTGTTCTCACCACCGAGGATTTAACTAAATAATCAACCGCATTAATAAGTCAATTATCATGGTACAAAATACAAAAAAAAATGAAGCGTCAGTATCGCCTTTAATTTCTATAGAAGGCGGCGGCAAAACTTACAATGTAAAACTTATAGAATTAGCAGAGTTTTTAAATGAATGCCAGGGTATCGGCATGGAACAATTACGCGATATAGATTTCGCTTTTGATGACATTGCAGACCTTGTTGTAAATGGGGCAAACAAGGATAACTCGTCTATAGAAGATATGAAGCGTTTGTATAATTTTGTAAAGAAAGTAAGATTATTGTTTAACGGTATGTTATATGAAAAAAGCAACTGATTACTGGCAGAAAAGAGCCGTAGAGGCTGAAAAAGCTTTAAAAAAGGCCGTGCGCGAGACTAATCCTTTAACAGACTGGTTTCGTAGGCGGCATCCTGAAGTTTACAGGCAAGGAATAGCAGAAATACTCGACCAAATAGACAAAAAACACCCAGAAAGCGACCAAAAAAAGCTGAAAGTTGTTTAAAAAAGGCTGTAATTTGAGGTACAGTCAAGAATAAAAAATAGTCATTTCGCTGAAAATCAGCGAAAAAAGGGGGTGAAAAAAAATCGGGATTGCGTCTCGATGGCTTCTTAGACCGAGCCGCCCTGCCCTTGGGTTGCAATTGCAAAAGGCCGTTTTTTAGGATATATGAGAGGGGCTGTACCTCGATTTCAAATCGTTTTAACGTTTCGATTGAAAGGTTTTTAAATATTTACACTTTTAATTCTTTAGAATACTATGATAGATATATTAATAACAACCGCAATAGTCATCGGGGTAGTGGTCTTTGTCAGGGTTACCTGGCTACTGCTTAAGTTTATGTTTAGATAACATATTAATGTACCTCATATCAAGCCTGTAATTATAAGCAGGCTTTTTTTTTGTCCTTTATTCAGGTGCGGTTCTGAGATAGTTTAGCTCATCAGTTAAAGCATGAGCTACATTAAAAGAGAATTCATTCGCCAGGTACTTGAAGATGAAGGAAAACGTCTGAAAAAGAATCAGGGAATTGAGATGGAGAAACGTCTCAAGTTTCATACACGTAACCTATTCGAAGACAGGCAAACATCTGTCACTCAAACAGAAGATTTAAAAGCCACACTACACTTCACCTTCCCAATCTATCAACGTTTCTTAGATATCAAAAGGAGAAAGGTTAAGAAGAAAAAGAAATCGGGCGAATTTAAAATCAAACGAGGCTACAGGATACACAATCGATTTGTCTATGGTCATTACATAAGTGTTGGTAATCGTATTCAATATGAATTCTCTGCAGAGGTAGCGAACGCAATTAAAAAAGATTTTGAAAAGCAATAAGCTATGGCTAAGACTCTAAGAGATGAAGACCTTGTACTAAACATTATTGTCAATGGTAATCAGGGTAAGAAAGAAATCGGTGAACTCGCACGGTTTATACGTGATACGAAACAAGAGGTAAGCCTGCTTGAGCAGGAAGAGAAGAAACTGCGTGCTGCCGGCAAGCAGAATACTGAAGAGTTTCGTCGCTTAACAGCCGAATTACAGAAAAAAGGCGATGCGATAAAGCAGGCACAGGTTAAGATGATGCAGTTAGGGCAAAGTTTAAAGCTCACTGAAATGAGTTCAACAGACTTGAAGAATGCTTGGACTAGCTTATATAAATTAATGAATAAAGCGGTACCAGGCTCTGCTGACTGGGAGAAGTATCGCAATGAATTAACTCGGGTAGAAGAGCGAATGGCTGAGGTAAAAGAGATGTCTAAACGGACAAACACCACTATTACCGAAATGGCTGGAAAATTCAATCATTATTTTGGTTTGCTGGCCGCCTGGACTACTGGTCTGGTTGCGTCACTATCAGGGGTCAAATCAGCGGTGAATGAATTTGCTAAAATGGATGACACCATGGGTAGCGTTCAGAAAACTACCGGGTTGACGAAAGACGAGGTAAAAGACCTGAATGAAGAACTTAAAACAATTAATACACGTACCGGCCAAGAGGAGCTTCTTGGCCTTGCCCGTATTGCAGGTAAGTTAGGACTCACTGGAAAAGAAGATATTGAGGGGTTTGTTCGTGCGACTGATCAAATTGTTGTAGCCCTAAACGAGGATCTTGGCGGAGACGTCGAGGAAACAGTTAATCAAGTAGGGAAGCTAGTCGATATTTTCAATCTAAAAAACGAATTCGGTATAGAGAAATCATTATTAAAAGTTGGCTCTGCCATTAATGATCTGGGTGCAGCGGGTACCGCCAATGAGGGTTACCTTGTTAATTTTGCACAAAGGGTGGCCGGTGTTGCGCCAGCAGCTGGTATAAGTATTCAAAATATCTTAGGGTTCGCTGCGACTTTAGATGCATTAGGACAGGAAGCAGAGGCGGCTGGAACTGTGTTTAATAACACAATACCTGATATGTTCAAAAATACGCAGGTATATGCAGATGCTGCAGGGATGTCGTTGTCTAGTTTTAATGATATTTTACAAAATGACACAAACGAGGCATTCATTAGAGTTCTTGAAGGAATAAGAGGGAATAATGATGGGTATCAAACCATGGTGCAGCGCTTAGATGCGCTCGGAGTCGACGGCTCCAGAGCTACTGCAGTTCTTCAGGCCCTGTCAAATAAAACAGAATATTTAAGGGAACAACAACGTCTGTCTAATCAGTCATTTTTAGAAGGCACATCCATAGGTAAAGAATACAATACGATGAACAGTACTGCTCAGGCAGAACTGGAAAAATCACAAAAGAAACTTCATCTTTTAGTGGTAACGCTAGGCGAATTATTCTATCCTGCAATGACAGCGAGTAATAATGTAATGTCTATGGGGATTAATATTATTTCAGCTTTAGTGTCGTTTATTGGCCGGCATGGAAAAGCATTGGCAATAATCACGGCTGCCATTATTGGTTACAGTTCTGTACTTGCTTATAATATTATACTTGAAAAAGCTAGAAATACAGAGGCAACACTCGGGATTGCTCTTTCTAAGTTAAGAGTATTCTGGGACACCACAATGACTGCTGCGATGCACCTGCTTTCTGCTGCTTATTTGGTGGCCACTGGCCGGATTGCGGCTGCAAGAGCTGAAATGGTTTTATTTAATATCGTTACTAAGGCAAATCCAATCGGTATAATAATAGCTGTTTTGGCAGCGGCCGGAGTAGCATTATTCTCCTACAAAAGAAGTATCGAAGAGGCGCGCGACGCGCACAAAGGCTTGACAGATGCTGCTTTAAAACAAAAGAATGAAGTCAATTCACTAACCAATACACTTAATCCTTTAATAAAACGGTACGACGAGCTGAAATCTAAAGCAAGTATCAATAAAACAGAGCAAAGGGAGCTTCAGTCTATAATTCAGCAACTTGCCAATAAAGTACCTTCTGCTGCTACAGCATTTGATAAATACGGAAATGCGCTCGATGTAAATAAAAAGAAGGTTAATGAGTTTATTGAAGGACAAAAGTTATTGCTTAATTATCAGAATAAGGGGGCTAAGCAAGCTACTATTGCAGAGATCAATCGCTTAGCGGGCTTGAGATACGCAAATCAGCAGCGACTGAATAATATGATTAAAAACGGGACTTTTTCTAATGATCAGATACAAGTTATGCGAAACTTAGTGAAGCAGGGAAGCGATGATATCGATGCTTTGAGATTTAAGTTAAAGCAGCTAAGTGGTGACTTCGTAGATGTTGGCGCGGATGACCCAGGAAAGCCTAAGGTAACTGAGTCTGTTACTAGTAAAAAACTCACACAAATGACTATTGGTGAATTAAAGGCGCGATTAAGTGATTTAAATTCGAGCATCGACACTACAGTAAAAGGGTCTGTTCAGTATAAAAAAGTTGCCCAAGAAATTGCAGATATCGATAAAATCCTAAACAGTGAGAAAATTGAGAGTAAACAAGGGAAAAAGGACCAGTCCGAAGCAGATCGCAAAAAGAAAGAATCTGAAAAACTCATAGCCGATCAGAAGGCTTATCAGCAGGAAATCATAATCGCTCAAAAAACTCTCATCGAACAAGAAAACGCTGCTCACGAAGAACGTTTAAAGAAAGCGGGTTTATTTGGTAAAAACCGTGAAAAGCTAACCGTTCAAGAACTTGCAGCTCTGGAGGCGCTCGAATCGGCACATCAGAAAAAAGTAGATACTATAGATGCCGACGCGATTAAAAAAGGCCTGGAATCTAAACAGAAAGCATTCGAAAAAGAGCTTTCGAATATTCGGATTAAAAACAACCTGGAATTGGCCACTGTAAGTAGCTTGAAAATAGCAAAGAGCTTATTGGAAGATGATTTAAGTAAAGAGGAATTATCGAAAATAACCACCTTAGAACGGGCTAAAAAGGCGTTAAAGCAACAATATCAAAAAGAAGAGGACGAACTTACAAGGCAACATTTAGAATCCCTCATTACTGAATTGCAATCAGGGATTGAATCTGGCGCATTGGATGGAATAGATTTATCTGATAAGATATTCAGCGAAGAAGAGCTGGCGGTACTATCAGAACGGCTGGGCCTGGCTAAAGAAAAGCTGGCTGAATTACTAGCTGGCCTAAGCGGTTCGGGCGATGAAGCTGCAGAGAAATCGAAGGAGTTCAGCTTTGAAAAAGGAAAGACGGATATATTCGGCTTGACTCAGGATGATTGGGAATTACTCTTTGAAAATTTCGAGTCCGGAACAATAGGAATTCAGGGAATGTTAGCGGCCGCTCAGGCCTTAATTGGGGCCTGGTCTGCTTACGGTGCTTTTGTAACCGCTTCGGAAAATAAGAACCTGCAAAAATTCGAGCAAAGCACAAATAAGAAAAAAGAATCGTTAGACAGACGATTAAAAGCTGGCGCTATTAGTCAGGAAAATTATAATTCCTCTGTTGAGGAATTAGACAAGCAGCTCGACAAGAAAAAAGCCGATTTGGCCCTGAAGCAAGCTAAGCGAGAAAAGCAAATTCAAGTAATGTCAGCCATTACCGGCACGGCCTCAGCGGTGGTTGGTGCGTTGGGCAATAAACCATGGACGCCGCTCAACTTTGCACTGGCCGGAATAGTTGCTGCTGCAGGAGCTGTACAACTCGGAACTATTTTAGCAACGCCATTACCTGGTAAGGAAGATGGTGGTTCGTTAATGGATGTAACCCGCTCTCAGGATGGTAAGAAGTTTCGTGCAGCTTATGACCCAGATAAGCGCGGTTATGTCAACCGGCCTACTGTTATCACCGGAGAAACCGGAAGCGAATTTGTATTTAACAACGATGCGGTTAATAATCCAACCGTTCAACCGATTCTTGATATTGTAGATACAGCTCAAAAAAACGGCACTATCAGCTCCTTAAACATGGAAAAGATATTATATCAATCGGCTAGTTATAAAATGTCTGGTCGCGCCTCAGGCGGGTATGTTTCAAGCTCCGGCACTCCAAAGTACAGCAATACGGATTCGACGTCTCCGGATAATGATGTGGCACTACTTTTAAAACAAACCCTTGAGGCGACAGAGCGACTTACCAAGCAGCTAGAAAAGCCGATAGTAGCGCAGGTAGCACTACTCGGGCCTGACGGATTTGTGGCAAAAAATAATGAGTTAACCGAATTGCAAAAAAACACTAAACTATAATGCTAAAGCTTAAAGTAAACGGCTATAACTTGAATCTTGCTGAAGATATTGCGATAAACCTGACGATAGAGAATCCCTTAATCACAACTGACAGGATTCCGATACCTGGTTCGCTTTCCTTCGAGCTTGAGCCCACACCAACCAATTTAAAGGCAACAAATTACCCGAATAGGGTTACCGTTGCGCCCATAGATTTATCAAGTGAATTTGAATTATCCTTTGGGCCTGTAATTTTTCTTAAGGGTACATTCATGGTTTTAGGATTTGATAAGAAAATAAAATGCCAGGTAGTAGGCGTAACCTTGTCTGATTACGCTAAGAAAAGCCTTAAGGACGTCACGCTTCAGCGTTACGATTTTGGCCGCGGTACCGAGAATTACCCAAACTTTACTACATCTGGTAGTTACGGCTATGCGTTCGCGCAGAAAATACAGCAATCAATACCAGGCACCGATTTGTTTGTCGCTCCGCCAGTACGTATCGCCGGAGTGGAATACGATCGCACAAATGGAGGCAACGGACGGCCCGATCGGGGCGGCTCTACAACCGCCGGCGAAAATGGATTAGTAATGGCTGACCAGATGTATCTGAACTATTTTAATCCGCGCGCTAAAACCTATTGGCCGCAAAGTTTCTGGCACCCATGGATTTATCCGATGCCGAAAGTTTCGTATGTGGTAGATTATATTTTTGATAAAGTTTTAGAAGTAAATCCCTTTCTCACCGGCGAATTATCAAAGCTCGTTTTAGTCACATCATTTCATAGAAATTGGCCGCGTCGTATTTTATTAGATAATGATTTTCCGCGCCTTCCAATGGTGCCAGGTACGGGCGGACGGCCTACCAGGGTTCCGGTGTCTTCGATTCCTGACCAGTACAAAGCAGACACGTTTTTTAGACTAGAGAGCTTTTTGCCGGATATGCCCTCCAGTGAGTTTTTGCAGAGTATTTTAAAAATGTTTTGCGCGACGTTATACCCGGTGTCTGGAAAACTCCGGCTTATGTATAATAAAGATATTTTTGCGTCGACTGCTGTTGATTCCTGGTCGGATAAATTGACTGGCCGGCTATCTACTGAGTTAATGGATTTGCAAACCTATATGTACGGCTACAGTGGTGTTGACTCCGATGATGAAGTAATAGGCGAATTCTCTGTCAATTCGGTTCAGGACTTGATAAATCTAGACGTTACGGAAATTAATGGCGCGTTAATAAACGTAGCTACGACGGGTCAGGTATTTCGGAAGACCGTTAAGGAGGGGACAGCGTTTTACGATTTGGAAAACTCCGGACTAGGCGGACAAAAAGAAGGAGATAATACCTTCGATATGGTTTCGCAAATGTCACCGTTAAAAATGAGCCTTAATAAATATTGGTGGATAGACACTAGCACAACAACGCTCCCTAAGTTAGATTGGTATGTTCCGGAGATGGGAGTCAACCGGGAATCTAGGCCCGTTACTACCAGTGTTATGTTTTATCACGGCCTTAAGAGCACTTTTACTGCAGGAGATGAATATCCTTTTCTTACGTCGCATAATTACGATCATTTTGGCAACCGGCTAGGTGATATCTCCCTTAGCTTTAACGGACCTGATGGATTAATAGCGAAATATCACACAGTTTTTAAAGCGTGGGTTGAAAAAAAGAAAATAAAAGCATCAGGAACATTTCTGCTGAGTGCTTTAGATTTAAAAGAACTGGATTTGTCGAAACGAAAGAACATCCAGGGCAAAAATTTCTTTATCGACAAAATAAATATAACCATCCGCAAGCATATAATTGATCCGGCACAAATAGACTTTATCGAAGCTTAATCTGTCCTTTCCTAAAGTGCGCCTCTGGGGTACTTTAGGATTATGAAAAATTTATTCCTGAAACTGTTGAAGGGATTTGAATACGATAGCCCGGGCGATTGGCTCTGCAGTATGTTTCCCTCAGCTAAATACAGCCTTACGTTTGCAGTTGCAAGTCTTAGCATAATGTCTACGGGAGTAGAAAAAATATTCGGGTTAAATTTCTTCGCGCTTGTAGGGTTTTTCTTAGTAATGGTTGTGGAGCTTCTCTCTGGAGTAACGGCAAGTTTTTACAGAAAAGAAGATTTCAGCTCCGCTCGCTTTTCAAGATTTCTTTTCAAACTCTTCTACTACGGTGTTTTAATCGCCGCTCCCTTCGCGCTGTCAGAATACTATAAATCGCATGGCTCGGATATGAAAGCGTCCGTGTACGACTGGGCCCACACCAGTCTTATAATGGTTATTTTCTTCGAAAACATGATTTCCATCCTCGAGAACATTGCAGCGATTGATGGAAAGCCTAAGACGCATTTGATAAATAAATTCAAAAATAAAATTGATTCAATCCTGTCCTGATATGAAAAATTTACTCGCCCTGGTATTCATCTTATTATTTACTTCCTGTGTAACAGAAAAAGGCGCAACGCATTTTTTTGTAAACAAACATCCGGAAAAGCTGGCGCAGCTTTGCGTGGCTCAATTTCCCGTTAAAGAAACCTTTCGTCCTGGCGTCCCTGTAATCTTGCGCGATACTATTAAGGGCGATTCAATTCAGTGTCCTCCTCCAGCTGTTAATCCAACCACCGGGCAAAGCATACCGGCAAAGGTAAAATGTCCGGATAGCACGCACGAAAAGGAAATAATTAGAGATACCGTTTTTCGAGAAAATACAGCTAAAACGGCTTTTTTGGAATCGCAGGTAAAATCAGAACTTACTGCAAAAATTAAAGCTCAGACCGAATTGAACAAGCTATCCAGGGACTACACAAAACTGTCTAAGGATTACGAAGCTCTCTTAATCGCAATTGGCGTCTTATCGGTCGCTGCATCTGTATTATTATTCCTTTTACTCCGCAAATAATCATAATGGTAATTCTGCAACAACCTTCAGTACTTAGCTATAGCGGTAATTTATCGGATATTATACTAACCGATAATGCGCCGGTGTCTTTAAAGTTATTTAAGGGCGTAACTCTAATTCTGGAAGAAATCTATGCTCCGGATGCTTCAGGCGAAATTAACATTCGGCTTAAAGAGGTAATTGACGGACTGCTTTCTGTTCAGGTGCCAACTGCAGACGTTTATCTGCAGGCCAGCGCCTTTGCAGATTTTACTGTTACCTTAAACAACGTTCAGAATATTATTTTCAGAGTAATAAAGGGCGGTGTCGATGCTGAAATAATAGATGTTGATTTATTTACGAAATCAAATTTCCTCACCTGGCAGCCGCAACAAAAAGTAGTTAAGTTTCATGATCCGGAATGGCTGACCTATTATTCTAAAAACGCTTCTGTTCTAAAGGCAAAGGCATATTACGCTGAATCTACGGAAATAATTACCCTGGCCGCGCTTCCGGATGGAGCTTTAACTTCTGTAAATGTAAATTACGGGCATTTAATAAGTTTGTTTACTTCGCAGCCTTTATATGTAGATATCTGGGTAGAGCTGGCCGATGTCCGGACAAGCTTCATTCAACGCTACATTCTTTCTATAGAAGAATTTGAGTTCGAAGATATTTTCGTATTTGAAAACTCTCTGGGCGGGGTAGATTCTATCCGGATGACTGGCGAAAAAAGCACAGTAGAGAATTTTAAATTTGAAAGCGCCTTATTTGACGAGACAACTCTAGATTATAGTGTTGTTCCGGAACAAGTTTTCGAAAAGAATACAGGCTTCTTTCGTTCGGAGCGGGAACGTGCCTGGTCTATAGAATTTTTTAAATCCCTGCAGAAATATTACAACCATAACGGGTCCTTAAAAAGTATACTAATTTCTAAACCTGGCCTAGACAGTGTTGAAGGCGAGCTCGTCGATTATAAATTCAATTTCGGTTATTCCCGACAAACAAAGTTTCTAAACCTAGCCCGTCCGGACGTGGTTCCTCCAGTTTTAGAAGTAGTCGGACCGAATGAGGAGCTTTTTTTTTTAGCTCCTAATTTAAATTTACTCCCTACTGCTGATTTTGATGATTCCTGGTTGATTCCTTTACAACCGGCATTCGATAGTTCCTGGTATAAGTTGTCGATTGGCTCGCTGGTGAATTACATGCAGAATAATGTTCTTGTAGCAGTTTCAGGCGGGGTGTTAGCAGACTATTATAACAAGGCTACAATTAACTCCTTCTTCGCTGGCGCTACGCCAATCTCCGGCTACAACAAAGCAAATTGGGACACCGCATTTACCTGGGGCAACCACGCTGCTGCCGGTTACGCCCTTGCCGCCAACCACTACGACAAAACCACATCCGACACCCGCTATATCCGCAACCAAAACACCTTACAAAGCGGTGCAGAATTAAACATTGCCGGTGGCCGCTTTAACAATTACCTGGTAATACCAACCACCGCACCTACCGTACCCACGCCCGGCGCTATCTGGATTTCTGCCGGTGGTACAACCGGCGGAGGCCCCGGAACCGGAGGCGGTGCGCAGTTCTTACACGAACTAGTTGACGTTTCTCTCACAACAAAAATATCCGGACAGGCGCTGGTTTGGAACGGTGCAGCCTGGACAAATCAGAACATTACGCCTGATTTATCTGTTTTTTATAACAAAACACAATCCGATGCCCGCTTCCTGGCCATAGGCGGCACGGCCGTAGCTGCTAACGCTGTACCATTTACAGGCGTTTCCGGAAAGCCAACAAATTTGGCCGGCTACGGTATTACCGACGCCTACCCATTAACCGGCAATCCTGCGGGTTATTTAACTGCGTTTTCAGAAACTGATCCTATATACACCGGTTCGTCCTGGTTCGCGACGACTAATAATTCTGCAAACTGGAATACTGCCTTTACATGGGGAAATCATGCAGCGGCCGGTTACGCTCTTACGGCTAATCATTACGAAAAATCCGTATCAGATAGCCGTTATATTCGCAATCAAAGCGCCTTGCAAGCTGGCGCGGAGCTAAATGTTAAAGGAGGAAAGTTTAACGAATATGCAATCATCCCGCTAGGCGCGCCTGCAGTACCAACTCCGGGCGCTATCTGGATTTCGGACGGTGGCACCTCTGGCGGTGGCCCTGGTGGTGGTGCGCAATTCTTATACGAGCTGGTAGATGTTGCAATAACGACTCCGGTTGCCGGGCAGTCGCTCGTTTGGAATGGTGTAAACTGGATTAATCAGAATGCAACGGTAGATGCCTGGACGAAAACGGAATCAGATTCTCGGTATTTGGGCATTGGCGGCACGGCCGTTGCTGCGACTTATGCGCAAAACTCGACACGGCTATACGCGTCGGATGCACCGTATAATTATGGCGGTGGCGCGCCATATTATGCGTATATGTCTTATAATAGCGGGATAAACCGATGGAGATTGCAAGTGAGCCCGGCTACTCCTGCCGGAATAGAGGTTGAGTATGCTGACTATGCAGGTTTAGCCGCAGATTCCGCAAACTGGGCCGGTCAAGTGTATATCGGCGAAACTAATTCAAATCCATCCGGGGAAATAATCGCGTTTAACGCTACAACATTAAGATGGAACCCAACGACATTGAACCAATTAGGTATTAATAATGGAAGTACTTTAAGTAATAATATTTCTGGCAGTGCAGATAAGTGGAATTCTCAAAGTTTAACAAACACAGTACTAACAGATCACCCTTTATACATAATTGGTTATGATGAAACTAATGCAACTTATAAACCAGTGTCAATTCCAATTATTAAATCTGCATTAGGAATCCCATCTGCTGGAGACACTTTACAAAGTGTTACCGAGAGAGGCAATACTACTACTAATGGGGCCTCATTTGGCGGACAAGTAGCAGCTTCATACTTTACGTCCTCAAATGGAACCAACACAGCACGTATTCAAAACGATGGAGCTGGCGGCTGGGACTTTAATTATAATACTGGTTATACAGGTGGGTTGCAATATTATGGAGGTGGTACGACTCCTGTATTTTCAGTCAATAACCTAGGTAAGAGTTATTTTAGTGCAGATGTAGGAATTGGTACGAGTATACCATTAACGGGTGGTGGAAATTCTAAATGGCTTACTCTAAATGGTTCAGTAGGCTATTCAGGGGGTAATATATATGCCATAGGGGGAGTTGCTAAAGGATATCAGTACTTTAATGAAGGTGGAGGAACAGGGTTGATAACTATGGCTATAGCTGGACAGCCAATTTCATTTTACCCTAACGAAACCCTGGCTTTAAAGTTAGATATAGATGGTACTGCAACATTTAATGGCAATGTTACCGCCCCAACATTTACCGGCGCATTAAACGGCAACGCCTATTCCGCTACCTACGCAGAACTTGCATTGAAATTCAATTCATCATCCCACCCAGGCACCTTTTGGCTTGTAAATAATTGGGATGGCACCTACTGGAATATCACGTCAAACCATGGCGCACCGGCACGGGTAGGCTACGCCGATAGCGCCGGAACCGCCACTAACTGGGCTGGCTCTGGAGCATTAGACAATTACTTGCTTAAATCCGGCGGCACCCTTACCGGCCCGCTAACAGGTACCGTAATTGCCGCTCCAAAAATTCAAGCAACAGAAACATTAATTATCCCGCTAGGCGCACCTCTTGTACCCACGCCCGGCGCAATCTGGATTCAAACCGCACCTTAAACCATGGCAGCACCAAATTCAGCATACAGAACCTCAGTAGTAGATATATACGACGCCTTATTAATACAGGTGTCGCACAAATGCGCTATACCGGCGGTAGACAAGGCAACATTTCTGTCGCGCTTTAAACTGGATGATATCTTTGCAGTCGATTTGCCAGATGGTACCGGCTGGATTGGTATGGTAAATGTAACCGGGCAAAATTATAACTATCATGCCCCGGCCCGCGTAGGCGCACTTACAGAATCGCGTCCGGAAGGGATGTATGTTTTTTTGAATGACGGCGGGCTGAATACCTCGGGATTTACATCGATAACCAGCGTAGACAATGCCGGAAATTACGGCACATTAACATTCTGGGCAACATTCGTGTCGGCATTCTATCACGTGAGCAATCAGTACGGCTTTAGGATGTACATATTCGACGGCGTGAGTTATAATTTTTACGACGAACTTATAAAATATAATATTCCGGCAAATGAATCTGAGGTGGGTGTTTTAGGATTCTTCAATCTTCCGGAATCAAACTCCGGACAAGCAAGAATTATGTCGTTCATCACCAACTCGGAAAAAACCTATCTATCTACTAATCGATATATTCAGGTCAATTGGATGAGTTTTGAAATATCCGGCGGATGGGATAGAACTACCGGCAACGCTACAGCGAACTTAAGCGCAGCACCAATGAAAGCGTTTAGTTATGTCGCTACAATCTTCTGGGGCGATTTAACCGGAGGCGGAGGCAATTTTAACGTTACATTCAATTTCGGAATTGGCGTTACGCAAGATTCCGTTAATACGGATTCTTATTTCGACAAAAACGAGGCAGATGAGGTTTTCGTCGAAGCAAATGATACGATTTTTCAATCGAACATGCAGTTAGTCTTTTAATTAAAAAAAAATGGAAAATAAAATCACCCTTGTAACCGATGCCCAGGGCAATGCGGTTATAAAAGCAGTAAAAACAACCGTTGGCATCACCTTAGATACAGGATGTTTTAACATTAACGAAATGGCAGAGGTAAAAACCGGCGAAACTACACACACATTACCACACGGTACGTTTAGCTACGGCCCTGAGGGCTTAGCTACTGCAACACCAGGGCAAACAACAAACAACGATTTAAAAGCACTTAACCAGGCGTTTATGGCTAGTTTCTTAGCGATTTACGAGCCGTACCGCCAGGCGTTAAGTGTATTAAGAAAAGCTGAGGACGCTAACGAGTTTTAAGGTATGGGAGTAGTTAAAACATATCCGGAAGCGCAAGAGATAAAGTATCTTATTGCTACCAATATAGATTCACGAGTGAATGATAAATTGACATACGCCGCTAAAAGACTGGTTGAAAATATTGATAATGCGTGCAAAGCCATCGAGGCAAAGCACCGTGAAAAAATATCGGATTTGCAGGCGGTGAATGCTCTGACTGATAAGATTAGCGGGGCGTTGCTTACCGAAAGTACTCCGCAAGGCGATAAGTATTTGTTTTCGCCCGAAGGAAAGAAAACGTTAATGGCCGCAATCCGTAAGGAAGAAAAAACCCTTGAGCTTGTTACAGTAGAATTTGAGCCGTTCTTATCTCCGAGCTGCCCTAGGATTGAAGATGTTAGTTTAAACGTGATAGAGAAACTTTCCGGCATTTTGTTTCCGGAAGAATTATTCACTAAACTGTATAACGATTAAGTAAAAGAGGGGCAAGTCCCCTCTTTATAATTCCTCCAGGTGCAACATTACGCTTTTGCGCTGCACATCATCAATCTGAAGATATATCTCTGTAGTTCTTATAGAATTGTGTCCTAGCAACTCCGAAACCGCCTTTAAATCACCCGACGCATTGTATAAGTAAATAGCAAATGTGAATCTGGCCACGTGAGCGCTTACGGTTTTTGTTATCCCAATCTGGTTAGCTAGTCGCTTAATAGTTTTATTAAAAAGTGAATCGCCAACTTCTTTGAAAATCAAACCTTTTCTTCCTTTAATCAATTCCTGGGCATACGTTGGTAGCTTGAAAATTACCCGCTTACCATCGTCCCGGACCTTAAATTGCAATATATTTAGCTCGCCATTATTGATGTGCCGGCTGTTAAGTTGATTCGCGTCGCTTATTCGCAGCCCCGTATAAATCATAAATAGCCACTTAATTAAACATTCGCGCTCAAGTTTTGACAAATGCGCTGATTTCAATTCATCCTTAAATAGCTTTACTTCGTCCGGGTTTAAACCGACTTTTCTACCTGGTTGATATTTAGATTTTACGTCGAGAATATCTTCATCGAACCGGTAACCGTCTTTTTTTGCAGTTCCGCAATATGTTTTAATCGATTTTATCGAACCAACGGCCGAATTGTGCGCCAGCTTCTTTTTACTAATAAGGTAATTTCTATACCTTATCAGTAACCCTTTCGATAAAGTAGCAAATGTTACTTCTTCCGATTCTTCAACGCTGAATCCCCGGAGCCGCTCTATATTTGTCTTAGTCCTTATATATGAGCTCGGCTTTACTTCTCCCATTTTAAGCCGTTGCAACGCTTTCCTTTCCATGTACAGGATGAAAGAGTCTTTACTCATGTAATTTTTAAAGCGGAATTTAAATTCCTCATGAGTAATAAAGCTTTTTGATAATCTCACGTTTACAGCAATTTCATTAGCCATGGACATCGATTGTCCAATCTCCAAATTATAATCACTGCAGAGCTGATCGTTCTTGTGCCTGGGAAGTAATTCTCCCGTAATCTGGTTGAATTTATCTAGCGGCCATCGAATTCCTAAAGGTATTCGGTCTGGTTTACGGTCGATTATTACCTGCAGACATAAGTTTCCCTGGTCTTTAAAGGATTCCCCCTCGCAAGGGCGCATTCTAACACCGACAGATAAAGTCTGGTTAGCAGAAAAATTTTTCATTAAAAGTCGCAT